AACTGACGGATGCGCGATTCAGGAAAAAGACAGGAGTCGTCGAGTTTACTGTCTGTCGGTTTAGTAGTGTATCGATTCGGTCCACGATGCCCTTGATACGTGCCATCGAGACAGCACCAGACTGCGTGTCCCAGCACCACACCTGGTGCACGGAACTGGTGAGGATTCGACCGCCACACATGGCCGTTGTGTCGTCCTGGCCATTATCAGTGTGACGTACAACGATGTAGGGAACCTGTGGCTGTCGCAGACTGATCGGGTCCTTTTCCGGAGCAAGATACAAATAGATACCCTGCTGGTACGATGGCGATCGGTTGTCCACCGCCAGCAGTCCCTGAAGCGTGGCGTCAGCTGTGAGAGTGTCATATATCCACTCATCGACTACGAGTGACTCAACCATTGAAGTACTTCCTCACTACACCCTGGAACACCGCCCATGCCTTCGTGCTGGCAGGTATTGCAAACGGTCGATTCTTTTGGAACTCGAGTATCTTGCCATAAGGCGCCGCGATGCTGATCACATACTCGTAGTCATTGACCTTGCCGATGGTGATCGAGGTTCGTAGGAATGTCGTGCGGACCGCTGGTGCTTCACCTGGCGCGGATGCCTGATAAGTTGTCCCGCGAACTTTGTATCTGCGTCCAGACTTTGGACCAGTCATCAGTGCGATCATGCCAGTAAAAGCAGCACTCACTGCCTTCTGGAGAAAAACAGCCAACATGCGAAAACGCTCCTCCGCATCGTCAAAGCCGGACAGGTCGACCTTGACGGTCACGGTGCGAGGACCTCGATGAGTAATGGACCGAAGCGTCGCACGGTAGTCGACACAGTGAAGGACAAAGTCAAGCGCACAACAGCTGCTGTTGGATATGCAGCCGGGTTCAGGACAGTCACAATGCCCTGTGAGGACAGAGACTTTGTGAGCGTGGCACTTCCTCCACCGAACGAATACGCGACGCCTGTGGCGGCTGTCGTGTATGTCGCCGCGAGAGTACCTGTCGTGATGTCAATCGGTGAGCCGTTGTCATCGACCAGGCGCAAAACGTAAGTGTGCCAGTCTCCGGTCCAGGCCGCGATCTGCGTGACCTGTTCCGGATCTTCGGTGATCTGTAAAATGTTTACGCTCATACTGGCCTCACATAAAGTCGAAGTGGTCCAAAGATCTGCGTGTCGGTCGCGCCTGTTGTCCTGGTCACAAGAACAGTGTACGTGCCAGACGTGTTCGTGACCGTAGTCGTGAGACCGAATGTCAGTCTGCCATTGTCCGCATACGTTGCAGTTCCGCTGTATGTTGCCACGAGTGTCCCCGCTGCGCTGTAGACCTTCGCCGATGTTGTCGCACCAGTGATGTCGATGCCAGTGCCATTCGCGTCGGTGACCTGGACATCGACGGATGTCGCGGTTCCCACATTCACATCGAGCGGCTGATCAGCGCCGAGGCCATCAGCCAGGAGTTGATAGGGTCCGATGTGTACGCTGGTCGCAGCTGACACTGGCGTCAACAGATCTGCACTGATGTAGTCCGTCCCGTTGTGAAGGAGAGCGCCTTCAAGCTCGTTAGCCGCTGCTGTGCTTGTTGAGATGCGAACGGCGTCAGCATCCACATAACCTGTACCGTCGTGAAGTAACGCACCCTTGAGGTATGTTGCGGCTGCTGTGTCGTTGACAATCGCATGCACATCAGCATCCACCCTGTTGATTCCACCAGACGAATGGAGCGTCACCAGGCCTTGCTTGCTCTGTGCGTCTGCACGGAGTGTATTCCATCCATATGTGCCATGAGTTGTATGGCTGGCTGTCGCCTCGTCCCACACCGCTGCGGCTGTCTGCGCTGCCGTCAAGCCACCAGAGGACAGCGTGACCGTCAAGACCGCGCCGTTAGTACCAGACGCACCACGCACCACGATAGTCACATCAGATGCGCCAGCAGCAAATGCAGCGTTAGGCACATCAAGCCTGTACAGACCCGGAGTAAATGCACTTGATATCTCTGCAAAGCCACCAGATGCCCACGTGCCCGTTGCTGTCTGCGTTACCAGCGCGATAGGCATAGGTGCTTCTCGGTTGCGGACGTAGTATGCCGCTAGGCCGGAGGTGGCAAAGGTTAGCCCTGTAACACCTAGGTAGAGTTCGATGCTTTGTGATGTTGAGCCGGGAGCGATTGTGATGGTGGAGGCGTTGCGCTCGGTTGGAGCATATGAGCCAGAACTGATACTGCGGTATGTGATTGCTCCTGCATCAGGAGATGCACCAGACCAGTTGACACCGTACAAGTCAGATGAAGGCGCACCGGATGCTGTACCAAATGCAGTATTTTGACTACCAGAAACACTACCGAACATCACAGCGTTTGTTAGATTATGTAGTAGGCTATACCCTGCCTCAACACCTGTAATACCTACCGCTGTACTGTTTGCGCCTGCGTTGTATGTTCCAGAGTTGTTTACGTTAGCAGTGTTACCTATAAATCGATTGTAGTTTTCGGTTAGCGTCCCAGCGTTTGTAAATACTGTCGTGCATTGATTAAAAAGGCAGTTGTACGCATTTACGACTGTTCCTGCATAGATTCTGACCGCAGTAGTAGTTGAGAAAAAACTACAGTTATACAATGACACTGTTACTTGAAAGAACGCTATTGCCTCAGAGCTTGAACTTATATAGACAGAGTTTTTCACGCTAGACGCATCACCAGTGGCTGTGCCTCCGCGTAAAATTGTAAACTTCAATCCATAAAAAATGCAGTTATCTATGGTTGCATTAGAGGTTACACCAGCAGTTGTAGTACCGATTGCTAGGTCTACATTTCCACCTGCGGAGGGTTTAGTATTATTGACAAAAACGCATGATGTAATCTTTGTAAAACGCGCATCAATAACTATCGGTGCTGAAACAGCATTATCTGACGCCATTTCAAAATATATGTTTTTGAAATGAAGATAGTTTTTACTTGTTGCAGATAACAAAGTTGTAATATTACGAGCCGCTGTACCCGCTGATGTAAATTGACTATGCTTTACATAGCCAGCACTAACACCGCTAAACTGTGCCGCTGTAGGGTCACCGATGATTTGTGTCTCTGCGGTGTATGTTCCACCAACTGTAACCGCTTCATTGTAATGACCGGGAGCGATGTAGACGGTATCACCAGAGCCTATACCAGTGGCTCCCAATGCCTTTTGTATCGTGCGCCACGCAAGCCCAGTAGTAGAGCCAAGACCAGTATTAGCATCGCTACCGTCTGTCCTAACATAGTAAGTTGCCATTACTCAGCCGTTCCTGTGTAGATTTCTTGAGCCATTACAACGATGAACTGATTCACGATGGACAGTCTAAAGTTTTCATCCTGCTGTACCCACCACGCAAACATATCGATTCCATCTACGCCAAAGTCAGCAACCTTTATAAACTCATCGTTCATGATGTCTGCTTTGATGTTGTAGTCTGCTGGGTTGGTTACGAGTGGTGTAACAACTACATTGTTCAGGTTCATTTACCCACCTTCAAAGCGTTCATGTCAGTGCCCTTGAACGGCATCGTGAGGAAAGCCAGCACACTAGACACCGCAGCGGAGACACCAGCCGCTACCGCCTTGCTCCCGTAGAGTGCAAGCACTGCGCCCAGCTCGCTCAGGTCGTGTGCTTCGGATGTGCGGATACCATCACCGAATACGCTGGTAAAAGCAGCTGTAAAAGCCACGATCACAACGACCACGAGTCTTTTAATTGAAATAGAGTTCATCTTTGTATGATCGCCTCCAAAGCGCTGACCTTGTTCTCGAGTTTACCGAGCCGTTGCTCGATGCGGCGCACTTCCTGCTGTTGTCCATCAAGTGTGTTGATGATGTGTGCCACCTGAGTCTCCAGGCGCGTCAGCCTGACCTGTAGTGCAACCCATGCGGCACCAATGCTCACGGTCGTGATAAAAGCTTGGATACCAATCTGCACCCACATCTCTGGACTCATAGACTCACTCCACCAATAACTGTACTCATATCATGGTGCGATGGAGTCGAAGCGTACCACCACGCAGTGGATATACGTGCGGTTTGCGTGCGGTTACGTGCGGTTTGCGTGCGCTACCCGTTTGTCCTGGCGCGGAGTGCGATGGTTTGACTGACTGCGTTCGTGTGACCGAAGTCACTGCCGATGCACTCATAGTATGGCGCCAGGTTTTGAGGATTCCCGCTGGTGTATATCCTGTCATCTGCTCGCACTTCGACGTCAGGCGAACACGTGAGCGTCCATGTACCAGACTGTTCGATCATGCCACCGACCACACCTTCGGTATCGCCTGTGTTACTGATGGTGCCACGAATCTCAGCGACCTGTATCCAGTGCTGTGACACGCCACCGATGCCATCCGACTGATTGACGGTCCGCCAGATCGCGACACGGTCCGCATAGGAATACGCCTGGATCGCGTTCTTGAGCGCGTTGCTGTAAGCTGCCGGGATCATACGAACACCATCGGTGAGAAGCGCTTAGCCTGGTCGAGACAGTGCTCACGAAGCACGGCCATCTTCGCGTCGACCTGACCATCCTTGACGTCAATAAGGTGCGTGATACTCGATGCTTTGCGTATCCAGCCCTGTCGCGCAGCTGTGCGGATGTCATAGCGCTCGACGTTTGCGGGACCGATGTCCTGCCATAAAAGGTCACCACTGCCATCATTGACGGAATAGCCAAGTGTCCTGGTCCACTGCGGGAACTGTGGCTCAGTGGCGCTCGATGTCCCTGCGATGACGCACTGGTAGAGTCGACCATTTGCCACGGTCGGAATGACGATGTCCCCAACGACGAAGGCTGTGGACGCAGTCCATGGAGTCCAGCGAGCGTGGTCGTCCACGAGCTGCTGTAGTGCAGTCGAATCGAGGAAAGGATACTGGTCGGATGCTGTCATCCATGCGAGTCGGTCGAGTGCTTGAGTTCTTGTGAGTGGCATGGTTTACACATCCTAAAAAGAAAAAGAGGAACGGGTATGCATCCCCGCTCCCCTTGACTGCGAAGGTGCTACAGACTAGCTAGCAGCACACTGAAGGACGATGAGCGAACCTGGAACCTGGTCGCCAGCGGTCGCGGTTACGTTGCCAACGTCAAACGCATTGAAGGCGTAGCGCTCGGTTGCCTTGAACGTGAGCGCATCCTCAATGAATTTGACCTGATCACTGACCTCGACCGATACGCCACGACGATCGCCGAAGGCGACACCCTTGGACAGGTCACCTAGGACAACCATGTCACGGTTTGCAGATGGTGCCGACGGCATGTTCTGCACGAAACTGATCGGGATACCGAACAGTGTTGGCTCAGGACCGTAAGCGTTCTGGATGTCCATGATCGAGTTCCCAGAGAGTGCAATCAGTTTGTCTGCGACACCGTTGTAGAACACGTTCTTATGCATGTACCATCGTGGCTGCGTTGCATATGGTTGAAGCTTTGCGACCATGCCCTGGAAGTTCGCAAGGGTAAAGCTCGAGAGTGCAGCAGCTGTGCCGACTGGTCCAACGACCATCGATGCGATGCTCGTAAAGGTTCCAGACAGTGCCTTGATCTTTGGCATGATTCCAGTGATGGAACCATACGTCGATGTGCCATCACCTTGGAACGCAGCTGCATCCTCAGCCAAAGCCAATCCGTACGCGAAGTCCTGCGCCAATGTGGCGCCGAAGTCAATGACGGTGTCTTCGTTCAGTTCCTTGGAGACAATGGTCAAGATCGCGAGTTTCTTCGCGGTCAGTGCGACCTGTGTGAACGTGATGTCAGATG